TGTAACACCAATGTCTTTATTAGAACCTCTTGTATCAGTAGGTGCATTTGATGTAGTACTTCTAAAGGTACTAAACTGTTCTCTATTTTTAGGAAATCCAAAAGCAAGTAACCACTCATGTAAAGAAGTATAGTTTTCTAGATACTCATCACATATAAAAGTTACTTCTAAATCACCATAATCAAGTTTATTGCCAGGCATTGGTATATCTTTGAATGGTGTATTTTGAACTGCCTCTGACAAAGTGATGCCAGGTAAGTTTGTAGCCGTAGTAAAGAACTCAACCTTTGGAAGTTGATTAAGCATAAACCTAAACTGTGTTGGACTTGCATAGTCTAACTTTGTTGGTTGTCTTGATACTGGTGATTGAGATGTTGTCATACTACTATTTATACAAAAAAAAAGAGGGGTCGCAAGACCCCTCTCTAATTTATTCGTTGTAATCTTATGATTACATAAGGTTAGCGACTTTAACACGTCTGTAGTACTTGTTAGTATTTCCAGTACATGTTATTGAACCGTCTGAACCAGCAGCAACTGTACCAGTTGAGAATGGATTTGAAGCCATTCCGTAACGAGTTTTGAAGCCGATTTTAGGTTGGAATGTATTTTCACCAACAGCACGAACCATTTGTAATGGAACATACGGGCAATAGAACATACCAGCATCATAAGGTGATGTACCTTTATAACCAGCAACATAGTACTGAGAAGCAGAAACATTAGCAGCATATGGATCAACATACACTTTATATCTACCGTTCATAACACCAGCAAAAGTTGTTGTAGTGTCATCTACATTTAGGTTGTTTGATAACGCAGGAGTATAATCAAGAACACCAGCCATTTGTAATGCAGATGCAACATCAGCAGAACATAAGATTATGTTACCTTTACCTCTACGAGTTTGTTGACCAATAGCGTTTGAGTCTCTTTCTAGTTGAAACATTAATCCTTTAAATTTTTCAACAGACCAACGACCATTTGAGTCAGTATCTAAATCGAAGATACCAGCAGTTGTTGTATTAACAGTCGCACCTTTAACAGCAGACACATAGATGTTTCTTACAACTTCTCTATTTATTTCTGCAAGTATTTCAGCAGATAAGATATTTGCAAGTTCAGTTTCAGCGTCTAGACCATGAATTGCTTTAAGGTCTTGTGCTAATTCCATTGTGTACTCAGCTTTCATTGCACGAGTTACAGCAGTAACAGTATGTTTTTCAATACTGAATGCCATTTCAGCAAATGCGTTAGTTCCACTATCTCCTAATGCTTCACCTTGAACTGTAGTTTGACCAGTTGCAGAAGTGTAAGTACCGACAGGAGAGTCATTTAATACAGCAGGATTAGTTTCTGTTGCACCAATGTCACCACCACCAATTGTACCAGCAGCATTTTGATTAGATATGTCTGGAATTGCTTCGTCTGCAAGAGCTTCAGCTCCATCAGCAGATGCAAATCTTGCTCTCATTGCAAAGATAAGACCTGTTGGGCCAGTCATAGGTTGTACACCACAGATGTCATATGCAATTAAGTTAGGCATAGAACGTCTTACTAATGAGATTAAAATTGGATCCCAAGTATCTATAGCTGCATTACCACCAGAGAAGTTAGTTGGTGCTGTTTCTGTTAGGAAGTTTTTGTCTTCGTTTAAAGCTTTTTCTTGATTTTCAAGAATAACTGTAGTAACGGCACGCCTGTAAGAATCCGATATCTTTGGTAATTCTGGATGCTCTAGGACTGGCTGCCACTTTTCTTGTAGATGTTCTGTTTGAAACATTTGTTTCTCCTTAATATTTTCTACTATTATTTATAAAATTAATCATTTTTGCACTATTGACCTTTAACGCCTCTACCTATAGCAGACATATATGCCGTCATAGAGGAGCTTACATCAATGTCCTGTGCGTTGCCAGTTTCTACATTATCAACTGTTTCTGCCACAACTGTTTTTACTTTTGGGAAATAGTTTTCTTTTAAAGTTTCTAACTTTTCTTTGTAAGAATCTTCGTCTGAGAAATCTACGTCTTCAGTTAATGACTTAAACTTTTCAATTTCTGTTTCAGCTAAATCTGAACTCATATCAGATATAACTTGTTCCTTAACTAGACCAGCATTGTTAGTTCTTAATGAAACATTCTTTTCGATTGATTCACTTAACTTTGCTTCTAATTTAGAAATCTTTTCAGATTGTGCTTCCAATACGTCATACTTCTCGTTTGGAATATCAATGTAATGGTCTTCAAATAATTGTTTCAATCCAGAAATAAAGTCCTCAGCAATTTCACCTTTTAATCCACGTTCTATTGCTAATTCGTTATCCTTAGTCCATTCTTCGCAAACATAGTTAAGATAGTTGTCAACCTTTTCAGTTAACTCATCTCTAGTTGCGTTTATATTTTCATCTAAGTCTTTGCGATAATCATCTTCTAATCTAGATACTTCATCACGGACTTTAGATTTTACTGCAGCTTCAAATACTGTTGCAGCTTTACGTTTGAATTCTTCAGAAAGGTCACCCTCACCGTTCATTAGAGCATCAACATGTTCTTTTACGTCTATGTCTTTAACTCTTTTTTCAACAGCTTCTGCTTTTTCTTTTTCTTCTTCAGAAGGTTCTTTTTCTTCGTAATCCATGTTGGATTTCATGTATGAAGCATACATTGATTCCATTTCACCTTTTTTCATTTTCTTCATAGCATTAATCATATTGTTTTGCATTTCTGCTTTAGTTTTAGGCATGTCCATTTCGTTTTTCTCATGTCCCATCTCAGAGATTTCTTCTTCTCCTTCTGGAACGTGGCCAGATGCAAGAGATTTACTTGTTGCTCCTGTACCATCAGCTTTTGCTTTAGGTTTGTCCATTTTATCTGGTTTACCTTCACCTTTTTGTTGTGCATCATTACCTACTTCTTTTGCAGCTGCAGCAACTTTTTTGGCAGGGCTATCTTTTTGGTCAGGCGAGACAACTGGATTACCAGTATCTTGTACCTCACCTTTTACTTTGTCCATTGAATCTGCTTTACCAGCAGATTTTTTAGGAGCGTCAGCACCATTCGCTTCTTCAAGCTCATCAAGTACTTCTGCCTCTAATTCCTCAATGGTTTTATCTAATTCATTTGCCATGGGATATTGCTCCTTTTAAATGTTTATACAAGTTATTTATAAGTTATAACTTTTGAAGAAAACGTGCAAACTCTAAACTATCCGCTGAGGGGTTTCCAGTTCTATGGTTTTCTTCTATGTTATCTTTGATCTGTTGAACTTCGGCTTCTTGTATTAATCCATTGTTCCAAATCCACTCTTTACCTTCCATAATACCCTCAACAAATGCGTTGGGAGCAGATGGGTCAGCAACAATATCTGCTGCTGTTGCTAGGTAAAAGTCACTTCTCACGATGTTAGCCCCATTTTTCTGGTCTAAACTACCCATACCCCTAGATGAAACACCTAGTTTTGCACCATCATCCATAAGCGATTTTACAATCTCACCCATTGGTGTGCTAAGAATCTTAGCCTCACCAATAAAGTTTTTACCGTCTGGATAAAGTGCAGTAATCATGTGTGATGCTCTCTCAAGATTAACCGTTGGCCCATCTGGATGACCCAACTCTCCGAAAGCACGTTTTTCTTCGATATACTCTTTGTTATATCGTTTTACTTCTTTACTGAGAATGTTCATGGGATACAGACGACCATTACGGTTCTTAATGTCTGCTTGCATGAAAATACCTTTTATCTTATAATCTTTCTTGCCGTTTTCTTTTTCTTCGATAAGATAGTCAGTATCAGACTCGACATGTTCTGAAATTAACTTCATTGTATATGCCATAGTTCTGTTTCCTTATGTAGTATAGTTTTCATCTTTTCTAAACTCAATCAATACAAAACCTGATGTACCTTGACAAGATAGTTCCATATCACCAGAGGTTGCACCAGTATTTGTTGCAGCAGATTCAATCGCGCCAGCAGAACCATCATAATGGCCACTTCCAGCAAGGTCAATTAATGTTATATCTGAATCGCCTTGTTCAATAATTGCAGCATGACCTGTATCATCATCAGCAGATCCTTGTACTAAACCCCACCAAATTCTCAGAATGTGTAATTTTGCACCATTGGCGTGTCCGTCTAATTCACTTGCATCTAAAATAGCATTGGTTGTAGTTGTATCATTATCAATATTAACTAAGATAGTAACTTTTCCGCCAGCGCCGGGAGCGTTGACAACTGTATCTCTTAATGTTCTTGTGGTAAATGCCATTGTCTAACTCCTTAAAATGATAACATTTCTTTTTCAAAGTATCCCATAAGCACTCTTTCTGGCACTTTATATTTCTTGGATACTTGGTTAATAGTCTTTTCAAAAGTATTTAGGAAATCTGAAGGTTTAGCGTCCATTTTCTTAAAAATCTCGTCCACAGCACCCTTCATCTTTGGAGCTAATTTCTTATACTCCTTAGACTTTTTGTGTTCGTCTTTCTCTGGTAGAGATTTAATTAAGTTGCTAAACTGTTTCATTTTCCTCAACTTCTGGTATGTGGTTCTTAATAAAAGAACCAGCTACTTCTTTTCTTTTGTCTTCTAGTGCGTCACCTATTTTTGATGACATTGCTGTTTTGAAAGCATCTTCTGCTCCCAGCATATCTTTTTGTTGTAGTGATCCTACAAAGTTATCTGCACTCATTTTTCTTCTCCATTTTCTTTATTACCAATTGATGCTAACTTAGCTTTATCGTCTGCGGTTTGCTGACCTTGAAACTTAGCAGCATCATCTGCCGGTAAAGGATTTCCGTCAACTGATGGGTATCTTGTAATACCATCAGAACCAACTGGTAAATCAACTCCACCTTCTTCGGGGTCAAGTCCTGCTTCTCTATTAATCTGATCTTGCATATCTTCAATCTCTGCTTCAGTAAAGTTAAGGACATTTTTCTGTACCCACTCTTTACTAAAGAATGTACCGATATAAGACTCAATACTACCTAAAGAATTGATTGTGTTTTCTAACAACTCAGCTCTTTTAAGTTCTGCAAAATGACCATCTTGTAAGAAGTCATACTGAATGTGTTGTGAAATCTTTTTCCAATCTTCTAGTGTAATTACACCTTTAAGAATAAGCTGTGTCTTTAGAATATCAGTGAAAAGGGGAGTAAACTTTTTTCGTAGTCTTTGTACGAACTTAGTAAACTTCAACTCATCTCTAGTAATTTCTGTAGAACGACCAAGACTAAATCCTGATTCTGCTTCTAAACGAGAAATAGGTACATTTAGTGATTGGAATAGTTTCTTTTTAAAGTATGTAATGTCATCAATCTCGCCAAGATTAGAACCGCCAGCAAGAGTAGTTATCTCTGTACCACGACCACCTTCTCTACGAGGCAACCAGAAATCTTCTAGCATTGACATTTGATTTCTGTCATCTCTGATTTCACCAGTAGATGCATCATATACCAATTTGTTGCGATACCTGTTCATAACATCTTTGAGGTATTGCTCTGCTTTAATCTTTGGAAGATTACCAACATCAATATAAAAGATGCGTCTTTCTGGAGCCCTTGATACCCGATAGATAACAAGAGAGTCCTCAATCATACGCAACTGATTGACAGGTTTGATTGCTTTGTTTAGATAAGAAAGAACATGACCTTTGTTCTGGTCAATTAAACCAGATGGAACATAGGTAATACTGTCTGGAGATATTTTTATTCCCTCAGTAGTTCCTGTTTTAAGTCCCTTGTCATTATAAAGATAATATTCATTTACATTTCTAATAAGTGTGACACTAGTGCCAGACTTTATATCTTTCTTTACTTCTTTAACCTTGCGAATCTTTTTAGGTTCAATGTATCTTACTTCTACAACACCTTTTTTTGGATTCTTCTGGTCAATAACCTTGTGATAAAAAAGACGACCATCTACATACCATCTACGAAAGATGTCGTGTCCTTTTGTATCAAAATCAAGAAGCTCTAAAACCGTATCAAATTCTTCTCTGATACGATCTTTAATCTTTTTAGGATATGCAAGTCTATCAAGAACAATTGCTATCGCTTGATCTTTTTCATTCGCAACAATACCTTCGTTGATAATGTCTTCAATTGCACTATCGCACTCAGGTTGTTGTGCTATATCACGATATCTACGAATCAAGTCGTGCTCGGTTCGTTCTCTACCGTCTGTATCTAACAGTTGTCCATAAAACCCGCCACCGGCAGCCTCAAGAGTTCCGTCTTCTGAACTGGGTTCAGTAAACCTTTCTTGAGAGCCAGTGTCGGACACTTTTTCAAATTTAAAACCAAATAATTCAGCCATTATATGTTAATCTCCTACCTTGTGTTATATTTAGTAGGTTTAGAAACTCACACCTGAAGGTTCAAAGTGTTGATATCTGAAGTTTATTTCAAATGTTTCAATCTCAGTTGCTTCTGCATTCGATAGTTCGATTGCAGCAATTGAAGTTGGAAACGCATTTCTGAAGATATAACTCTTTAGAACTGTATCATCTCTGTCTAATTGTTCAACAGTTAAATCTGTTTGATAATCAGAAGGAGAAATTACACCAGTGTTATCAACATAACTGTTAATACCATTCTGCCATAATTCCATCGCGTTTCTAATCATAAAATCAGTATCGTTGTATACAGTAACATTCCAAGTCTCAGGTGCTGGACGATCACCTGTGATGTAGATATTTCTACCTCTGAATGGAACTGGAATTTCAGTCAATGTAGATGCTGGTAATTGAGCAGCAGTTACGAGGAATGAAGTTCTACGAACATCTAATCCAATAGCGATACCAGAAGGTGGTGTCATTGTTACTCTGAATTGGTTGGCTCTAGCGCCACCACCAATCAGATTTGCTTTAAAGTCATCTATACTAGCCATTTTAGCCTCCTACTTCAGTAAATGCTACGCCTGTTCTTACAGCGACAAAGTTAAGTGATATGAAGTTGATAGACCTAGCAGGTTTAATGAAGATGTCTGCAACAAACTCGTTTCGGTCAATGACCTCACCAGTATTGTTTGTTCCATCTGCAATAACACTAAAGTCTGTGATACCCCTTCTTCCTTGAATATCTCTCAAGAATGGTTCAACTAGATTTCTAAATTGTGCTCTTGTGAACTCATCATTGAACTCAAAGAGTTGGAATTTAGCAGCAGTTGAAATTGCTTTTTCAAGAAGTAAGAACAAACGCCTTACATTGATTCTATCAAATGCACTTGGTTTTGAAAGAGCAGTCTTGTCACCAAACAGAACCACGCCTTGGCCTGGGAAATTGACAACAGGATTTATTCTTGCCTTGTAAAGTTGATCTCGTTCTGCCTTAGTTGGGTTGAACGAAAGTTTTACTGCGCCTCTAACATTTCCTCTATTGAAACCAGCAGGGGAAAAGAATGAATCTGCAATTTGGTCTGTGAAAGCACAAAGACCAGCAGTATCACCATTCAAAGGTACGAAACGGAATACATCGTTGTACTTATCGTACATATACTTATAACCACTATCGAAAACCATATAAGATGAACTTGGGCAAGTATTGAAACCATCTACAACATTTTTAGTTGCAGTAATTGAATTTGCGATTCCTACTGTAGCACCACGATATGGAGAAACAAATCCTACACAATCTCTACGAGTTTCCACGAGAGCGGTAATCATTGTTACATGAGTGTCCATATTTGCTTCTGAATCAGCAGTAACACTTGAAGAACCACCTATAACTAAGTTAATATCTAATGATTCTGTATCTAGAAACTTATTATATGCAAGTTCAATTTCACCATTAGTTATTGCAAAGTCATCTGTTCCACCAGTTAATGTAGAAACATCAACACCACTTACTAGTGTATAGTCTGTACCAGATGCGATATCTGTTCCCCAGTTAGAACCAGCAGCTAAATGATCTGTCCAGTAAATAAACTGTGATTGTGCGAAGATAACATCTGAGTAATAGTTGTTAGAACCTTGTGCTGTTTTAGCATTTGGGTTCTTTGACATATTTGTAAATCTTTCTATTACTGAACTTGTTCTTTGTCCAGCAACACCTACTGCAAATCCTGTGATATCACCAACTGTGTCATATACTGCGACATGAAGTTCGTCTTGTTCTCCACGAGCATTTTCAGTAGCATATGTAGATGTTCCAGGCGCTTCATCAAATAAGTCAGAAAATCTCCAACGTCTTGTGATAA